TATTTGCAAACGGTCCGGATGATGTAGATATTACGTTTACAGAAGTTCCTAAAAATCCAAAACGAAATACTGTTTTTGGAGATATAGAAGCTGCTGAAAGATTTGCAACAGGTAATATTAAAAATAGAAAAATTATACCTGTTAAACAATCTTTAAGAAATGAAATGTCAGACGATCCTTCAACTTTTATTATGAGACAATCAGGGGAACTTGGTTCAAAAGCACGACCAGAAGAAATAATTAAACTACCAGAAGAATTTGCATCAGGTGGTCGAGTTAAATTTTCTGGTGGAGGCAAAGTTAAATTTGCAAGAATGATTACAGACATATTAGGTTCATTACGACAAAAATTATCTTTTTCTTCACATCTTGAAAAATTATATGGAACAGAAAAAGCAAAAGAACAAATACTAAGTCCATATAGAATACCTGAAGGGACTAATAAAAGTCAGCATAGCGATATTTTAATGTATATTGATGAATCAAGACAAAATTTACCTAAAGAATACAATGACCTTCAAAATATTTTAAATGAAATTGAAAAAGATATAAATAATTACGATTATATATCTGCTGATAAAAAAGGAAGGACTTTATTAGATAGACTTCCAGAGTCATTTAATTTTGAAAAATTATCTCAAGATTTATTTCCAATGGAAGATCCATTAAACAATGCTATTATTCTAATGGATCCTCAAAGAAATAATATGAGAGGTAGATTTGTAAACAAAGTAAGAATAAATCCTGAAACAAAAAGAGGAACAATAGAAACATTTGATACTTTTGATACAGAAAATAAAAAATGGTTATCAGAAGATGAATGGAAGTTAAAGGGTGCTGAAAGTTACGAAAAAGGCAAAGAAGGTCTAAATTAATGATTAAAAGATTAACTAGAACAATACCTCCATTACGTGGACCTAACCCGCAAGGCTTGAATATTAGTTATAATACTGTTAGAACAGTTAAATCGGAGAAAATAACAAATGGCAGAAATAGAAAAACCTATTCCAACAATAAGTAGACCTTTAACTCCTGAACAGGAGACAGATCTTGTTATTAGTGAAACAGAAGAGATAAAAACATCTCCAACTGAAGTTACTGAAAACGAAGATGGTAGTGTGGATATTAATTTTGATCCAACAAAAGATTTATCAGGTGAAACAGAATTTAATGCAAATCTTGCTGAAGTCATTGAAGAGACAGTTTTAAATAGATTAGGATCTGAACTTTATCAAGATGCACAATCTTACAAAGATTCAAGAGCGGATTGGGAAAAAGCTTATACTCAAGGATTAGATTTACTTGGATTTAAATACGAATCAAGAACAGAACCATTTCAAGGTGCATCAAGCGCAACTCATCCAGTACTTGCAGAAGCAGTTACACAATTTCAAGCTTTAGCTTATAAAGAATTATTACCACCAGAAGGACCAGTGCGAACTCAAGTTGTTGGTGCAACAACTCCTGAAATAGAAGATCAAGCAGAACGAGTTGCTGAGTTTATGAACTATCAAATGATGGATGTCATGAAAGAATATGAAACAGAATTTGATCAAATGTTATTTTATTTACCATTATCAGGATCTACATTTAAAAAAGTTTATTATGATGAATTATTAGGAAGAGCTGTTTCTAAATTTATTCAAGCTCAAGATATTATTGTTCCATACACTGCAAACAGTTTAGAAGAAGCAGATTCAGTTATTCATGTTATTAAAATTTCAGAAAACGAATTAAGAAAACAACAAGTCGCAGGTTTTTACAGAGATATAGAATTAAAAGCTTCTGATGAATTAACTCAAGATGATGATGTTAGATCTAAAGAAAGACAATTAGAAGGTGTGACTATGAGCGGTCAGACTGAAGATGTTTTCACTTTATATGAATGTCATGTTAATTTAGATTTAGAAGGTTTTGAAGATAAAGATTCAAATGGTGAGCCCACAGGAATTAAATTACCATACATTGTAACTATTGAAGAAGGATCTAGAGAAGTTTTATCTATTAGACGTAATTTTTCTGAAACTGATCCTAAAAAACAAAAAATACAATATTTTGTACACTTTAAATTTTTACCGGGATTTGGTTTCTATGGTAATGGTTTAATTCAAATGATTGGTGGTTTATCAAGAACTGCAACTCAAGCATTAAGACAATTATTAGATGCAGGAACATTATCTAATTTACCTGCAGGATTCAAACAACGAGGAATTAGAATTAGAGACGATGCTCAATCTATTCAACCTGGTGAATGGAGAGACGTAGATGCACCTGGAGGAAATTTAAGAGATGCATTTATGACTTTACCATACAAGGAACCGTCACAAACTTTATTAGCATTAATGGGGGTCGTGGTTCAAGCAGGTCAGCGCTTTGCTTCGATAGCGGACATGCAAGTAGGGGATGGGAATCAGCAAGCAGCAGTGGGCACGACCGTGGCTTTGCTGGAAAGAGGGAGCAGAACAATGTCTGCTATTCACAAAAGAATTTATGCCTCAATGAAGGAGGAATTTAAGTTATTAGCAAATGTATTTAAATTATATTTACCACCAGAATATCCATACGATGTTGTGGGTGGAGCAAGAACAATTAAACAAGCTGACTTTGATGATAAAGTAGATATCATTCCAGTTGCTGATCCAAATATATTTTCACAAACACAAAGAATATCTATTGCACAAACTGAAATGCAACTTGCAATGTCTAATCCTGGAATTCATAACATGTATGAAGTTTACAGAAATATGTATTCAGCATTAGGTGTAAGAGATATTGATAGAATTTTAAATAAACCAGATCAACCCACACCAAAGGACCCTGCGTTGGAACATGTAGATGCTCTCGCAGGGAAACCATTCCAAGCTTTCCCAGGACAAGATCATAGAGCGCATATAACTTCTCATTTAAGTTTCATGTCAACTAATCTTGCAAAAAATGCTCCAGTGATTATGGCTGCATTAGAAAAAAATGTTTTTGAACACATATCTTTAATGGGTCAAGAACAAGTTGAACTTGAATTTAGAAATGAAATTGCTCAAGTAGCTCAATTAACTCAAAATCCACAAGCTCAACAGAATCCACAGACACAAGCAATGGTACAAAACATGCAACAGAAAATTGAATCTAGAAAAGCTCAAATTATTTCTGAAGCAATGGAAGAATTTATGTCTGAAGAAAACAAAATTACATCACTTATTGATAATGATCCAATTGCAATGTTAAGATCTAGAGAATTAGACCTTAGAGCACAAGAAAATGCATCTAAAGAACGTGATAATCAAGAAAGAATCAATCTTGATAAGATGAAAACTATGATGAATCAGTCAACAGACGTTCAAAAGCTTAAACAAAATGAAGATTTAGCTAAATTAAGAGCAAATACATCATTAGAAAAGACTATTTTGGCTGCTCAACTAAAAAAAGATAGTGAAAGATACAAAAAATAGGGTATATTAATCATATGAAAAACAAAAATAAAAAAATTGGTCAATCTAAACAAGTAAATCATTCTAAATTTACTAATTCAGATGGATATTTAGTTGGTGGAGTTGATGTTGAAATGTCAAAACCAAATGAAACTCAAACTGATGTAGTTCAAGGCCAAGGAAATATACTTCCAGAGAAAAAAAGATCAGCTAAGTGGTATTAAGCCATGTTACCAGTATTAAATGCTGTAGCACCTTTAGCAAAAATTCTTTTTTCTACAATTGAAAAATCAGTTCCAGATAAAGATTTACAAGAAAAATTAAAAGCACAAATGCAAACGCAATTGATGCAATCTCATACACAAGAATTAACTGCAGCTGCTAAAATTATTGAAGCAGAAGCAAAAGCTGGATGGTTTGCATCTAGTTGGAGACCATTATTAATGTATGTTTTAATATTTATTTTAATATGGAATTATGTATTAGGACCTGTTATCTTATTTTTCTTTAAAGCTTCAATAACTATAACTTTGCCAGGTGATGTTTGGACATTATTACAAATAGGTCTTGGTGGATATGTTGTAGGAAGAAGCGCAGAATCGGTGGCGCGCACTATGGCAAATAGACCGGCAAATAAAGAACAAGAAAACGGATAGGAGAATAAAATGGCTGGACTAGGAAAACAAATGAGAGGAACAGGTATTGCTAAAATTCAAAGACAAGAATTTAAAAAAGGTGGTAAAGCATTTCCTGATTTAACTGGAGATGGAAAAGTAACTTTTAAAGATGTTTTAAAAGGTAGAGGTGTTATTAAGAAAAAAGGTGGAATGATTAAAAAAGCTGATATGCTAACTGTTAAAATGTCTGAAAAGAAAAAAGGCAAAATGATGAAGGGTAAAAGATAATGGCTAGAGGGGTTGGAATAGCAAAAAGAGGTTTTGGAAGAGCATTATCAAGAACAGGTTATTCTGGAGGTGGACCTGTGGAAGACATGTCACCAGAACATGAAGGAGCAGAATCTTCAGCAGAAGAAGCAAGAGAAACTAAAACTGGTAAAATGATTAAAGCAGCCAAAGAAGGAATAAAAAAAGTAAGTGAAACTGCTAAAAAAAATGTTAAATTTGTTACACCTGCACCTATTAAAGAAACTCCAGAACCTTCAG